GGCGTCGGAAGGGATGCCGCACAGCACGATGCCGTTGCGCGGCTCGCCGCTGGGACAGAAGAGCAGCACCTGCTCCCCGACTGTCGGTGGACTCCACGTGCGCGTGCCGCCGGCACGGCGCTCAGCCCACGGGAGCCAGTCCGTGTCGAGCCCGCCGGATTTGATGCGGACGCGCGGGGGCTTGCCATGCTGGACCTCGGCAACAGTACCAGTGCGTAGCAGGTTCTCAATCAGGCGGAGGATTTCAACGGAGTTCATACCCGCAAGCGTGCCTTGCGCGCGCGGGTAAGTCAGTCGATTGATGTTGTATCACCTCGTGCGACAACAACGACGTTGTGGACCACTCAGGATGGAGGCCGCTCGGCGTACGCGTAGAATCCCAGGGCTTCGAAGCTTGTGTCTACTTCGCTATTGCCAGAACATCGCCAAAAACCACTATGCCAACCACCCCAAAGCACTGGAACTACTTCCTTGCCGTCGAAGCGGAACTGATGGCAGCAACGCGCTACGTTGAATTCGATGAAGCAAACTTCAGTTGCTATTCAAACGAGTTTGCGAAGTTGATCGTTCTCGCAGCTAGCGAAGTCGATTCGATTTTTAGGGAGCTCTGCAAGCATCTCGCCCCGTCTTCTCCAGCTGGAAACATCAAGGACTACCTGCCCACTCTCCTTGGCAAGTATCCGGACCTCACGAAATGTGAGGTAGCGATTCCTCGGTATAGCTTGACTTTGCAGCCATGGAAGGAATGGACAGCGGAGACGCGACCACATTGGTGGAATATGAGCTACAACAAACTCAAACACGAGCGTTCGGAGTACTTCTCAAATGCGACGCTTGGTGCTGCATTGAATGCAATCGCAGCGCAGTTCCTGGCCCTGCAGCTATATCACCACGCAGTAGTCGGCGAGTTTGTTTCGGTCGATTTTGCTATTCGCAGCGCGCTATTCACACCTCAGCGAAGGCAGGGCGACAAGAGCGCCATAAACTTCGGATATGGTGACCCGTTCTATCACTTGCTGCCACCGCTTGAACCGGATAGCTACAAGCTTTGACGACCAGCAGTTCTCGGTCCGGCTACGTTACCAGATGGTTCAGAATCATCTCGACCAGCTGCTGGACATCCCCATCGGCGAAGCCGAGCAGCTCCCGCTTCGCGTACAGCACTTCGAGTCCTCCCTTGTTCACCCGGTCTCGCAGGCCGAACTGGTGAACAGCGGCAATCCGCTCAGCATTGCCGATGAAGGTCACCACCGCGCTGTTCGGATCGGACTGGGCTTTCATGAAACGGGAGGTGCGTAGGCGCATGAACATCGCCCGGCGCACACGGCCTGTGCGTTGCCTCAGGCGCGGCTTACGTGGCTCATAGGCCGAACCATCTGGATTGCACTGTTCGGCGATCCGCACTGTCTGACGGCGCCGCATCTCTCCAGCGACGGCGCGCAGCAGGGCGCGTCGTTCGCCGGCATCTAGCTTGTGTAGCAAAGCGCCCGCCCATGCGGTCAGGTCTTCCAGGCTGTTCATGGTGCAGGCAGCTGCCAGCCGGATGGGTCATCGAACTCGTTCACCGGCTCCGGCGCGTGCGTGATGCTGTAACGTCCTTCCACCACCTTGACGATCACCCGCTCGGTCAGCGGGATACGCATCAGCAAGTCGACACAGTCGTGGCTCAGGATGTCCGTCTCGAACTTGAAGCCATCCGGCCGCCGGTCGGGGTTCGTGAACAGTTCCGGCTGGTTCGCGCGCAGCCAGGCCATCACCGGCACCATGATGGCGTCTGCGCTCTCCGCAAAGTCCGTCACCAGCAGCGTCAGCGTGTACTGATATTCGAACGAGATGGTCTTCGCGCCAGTGGCCACGACGCGGCCTTCTTCCACGAACAGGTGCAGCTTGTCCGGATTGCGCTTTAGATCCGCCACGGCAGCGGTGATCGCCGCGCGCAGCTCCACAGGCTTTCTCATTGTGCAGGCTCCCCGATGATCGTCACGCCCTGTGCGCGCAGGGTGTCCTGCAGCGCTGTCAGTCGAGCGGCGTTGATGTGGCCGGTGGTGTAGTTGTCGGCGACGGTGCCGGCGACGGCAGAGAGTGGAACGCCTGAGGCGGTCGCATCAGTGCCTCGGGGATCCTGATCGAGCACGCCACCGGAGGCGGCGGTGTCGTGCAGGCGGACAAAGCCACCAGGCACAGTGCAAGCGGCATCAGCAACGACCGTGACATAACGGGGAATCTCCTTGACGATGGTGTCGCCCTTCACGCGGATGGTCTGCACGCGGTCGACATACTTGGTGACCTCGACTACACCCGCATCGGTGTTGTCGAGCTGGGCGCGCAGCGATGCCACCAGCGTTTCAGCTGTGGCGGCACGCTGGATTGAATTCTTGTACCGGTCCGTGAACCACGCACCGGCGCCAGCTGCCGCCACCAGGGTGACGACAGCAGCCAACGCAATAGCAAGCGGCCGGTTCATGCGGGTACCTGTTCCTCGGCCTCGTAACGCGTAAAGGCGCGGGCCAGTTTCACGTCGTAAAGGTTGTCCTTGTACGCCGGGCCGTTGTAGCCAGAGGCAAATGCGGCCCACTTCAGACCCTTCAGCGCCTTGTGCAGGGTGGGATCCGTCGCAATGAACTGTACGAAGGCATCGAGCTGCTCGGCCTCGCCACGGCGCATGCCGTCGGTGAAGTCCTGCACGCTGGCATAGCCAAGGCGTTCCCAGTGGTAGCCCATGATTTGGAACATGCCCCAGCTGGCCGACGCCAAGGCGCACGTCTGGTCAAGGCCTGCGGCTTGCGCCAGCCGCATGTGCTCCGCCGCCTTGCCCATGTATCCGCCACGGACCGGATTCACGATGTTCGGGTACTGACGCGCGAGCTGATCCGCGTCATGGCCGGCGGCGCGCAGTTGCCGGTACATGATGTGGCGTTCGAAGAGGATGATCGGCCGGCCATCGGGAAGGAACCCTGGGCCTTGGCTTTCCACCTCGTTCACGGCACGCACGGCAGCCAGCTTCACATCCAGCGTTGCTGCTGCCCGGCGCAGGTCTTCAGCGCCTAGGTGGCCGGGGATGCGCCCGTCGAGCTGCAGCGCCAGCAGCGTCTTCGGTCCGGCCACTCCGTCCACAACCAGGCCGTAGCGGGTCTGCGCAAACACCACGGCCGCCGCAGTTGTGTCATCGAAGGCGCCGGTCAGTTCGATACGGGCGCCACGCACGCGCAGCAGGCGCTGCAGCTCGCGCACCTCGGCGCCAACATCACCGCGTCGCAGTAGCGTCATGGCTGGATCTCCGAAGCACGCGCAGCAGAAGGGACTCCCCATCTCCATCCGTATTGAGCCCGGTGATGCGGAACAGCTCGACCACATTGCCGCGTACGGCGTAGATGGCAACGCAGAGGATGGCGGTGATGCCGTTGAGCGCCAGCAGCGCCCATTCATAGCGTTCGAACGCTACGCCGATGGCGACGGCGCCGGCCATCACGATCAGGGCGTAGGCCAGTCGCGCGGCCCACGGGCGATGGGCCGCGCCATTGCGGCGGAAGAACAGCAGCCGGATGGCAATCAGCGCGCACAGAAGCGCTTGAAACACGTAGAGCGTCTTCACTTGGCACCTCCGTCGCTGTTGCCCCGAATGAGCGCCACCAAGCGGTCGCTGTTGTCGGCGAGCCGGATCAGCGCCAACAGTAGCTTCACCAGCACGGCCGATGCGACCAGCGCACCCACGCCGTGGCTGACTTCGGTGTCGGCCGGCAAGATCCGCGCGATGAGTGATGCGGCCAGCGGCGCGGCGAGCCACCCCATCACAATGGACAGCATGAGGAAGGCAATCTTCTTGCCGGTGGTCAGCTCGTCCGAATTCAGGGCGAAGACTGCGGCGCCCGCGAACGCGCCCAGCACTGTGGCCGCGTCGACGCCTGGCACCAGCGTGATCGCGCCGATGCCGGTCACCGCGAGGGCGGCCGTCGAGCTGGCGGAGATGGGTTCAGCCATGATTCATTCCTTGGGGTCAGTCCCAGAGCTGGACGCGCTGCACGTCAGCCTGCTGAGGTAGGTCGGGCAGGTCTACGACCGTGCCGTGGGGAAGAACCGGGCCGAGATCAGCCAGGCCCCTGTTCGCTTCGAGAACCGCCTCGGTGATGCCGGCGGTCTGGCCGTAGATGCGATGACAGATCGCATCCACGGTGTCGCCCTGCATGGCTATCACCCGCATCAGATCAACTCCACCGTGCTGCGCGGCCGGCCCACGATGTCGCTGGTCGCCCAGCGCGCATCCCGGCGCAAATCCTCCACCGCCTGCATCAGCGCCTCCGCCTTGCGGTCGCCGACCGCCGTGGCGTCGTAATCCCGGTACCGCTCGATCAGGCCAGCTCGTGCTTCGCAGTACACCGCCCGCAAATAACGGTGTAGGTGCGCGGACTTGCTGTCGATCTGTGCCGAAGGCACCGATTCCAGCGTCTCGTAGCCGGCTGCCTGCTGCTCGGCACGCCACGCGCCAAGATCCGCGTTCACGGACAGCGCCGCTTCGACCAGGGCAGCCCGCAGCCGCCCAGCCGTCACCGTGCCGTCCTGCCGCATGGCGGCCGTCGCCGTGTCGACATCGATGTCTGGGAAGAATCCATCGTTGACGATCAGGTTCTGGCCGGCGGCGGCCGGCTCGGCTGCGAAGAATGAGGACATGGGTACGCGATCAGTGAGTGGAGGCGGTGGACGGGGTGACCGTTGGGGTTGGCCTTGCGGCGCGTCCTTGGGACACCCCGTGCCGCCTGATGCGCGGGGTCACGCTTGGTGTCAGCCCGTGCCTTCCTCCTGAGATTCGGCGGGGCCAGCATTCTTGATGTCACGCTCCAGGCGCTCAATGTCCTTCTTCACGCCGACCTTGTCGTGGAGCTGTAGGGCACGCTGCAACTGGTCAAGGGCGAAGCGCCGGCACAACTGCTGCTGTGCCACCGACTGCAGCCCTTCGACCTGCGCCAGCGCCACGTAGCCCAGCGCTTTGTGGAGCTTGGCGCGCACTTCGTCGGGCATGTCCTCGCCATCCACGAGCTGCGTCACCTCGGCCAGCGCCTCTGCATCGACCGGCTGACCGGCTTCTGCCGACTTGATGGCCATCGCGGCGTATTCCTCCGCGATCAGGCACGCGGTGGTGCGCTGGTACTGGTCGGGCATGACCAGGCCGTGGCGGATGGCATAGCGGGCGAGAGGCAGGGCGCCGGCAAAGTCGCCGACATCGATGTGCCACACCATGACGGTCATGAACACTTCGTCCTGCACGCCCTTGTCCGCGTCCAGCGTTCCCTGCACCCAATCGGAGTACTCGGGCAGCATCTTGCGCTTGGCCTCGGCCTTGCGCTCGATGGACTGGATCTGTTTGAGGGCGCGCTTGTGCTCGGCGAGCTGCGCGAGCATCAGCTCGTGGCCGGTGGCATGGCGCAGCGGACTGGCGGCAGCTTCGGCGGCCGCCGCCATGCCGGCCGTCACGCGCAGGTAGTGTCGGCGGGCCGGACTCGTCATGCTTCGGCTACCTCGATGTTCTCGGCCATAGTCGCCGCTGCCAGATCCTCGATGACGTAGGCGTCGTTGCTCGACTCGTAGTTCTCGATGCGATCGCGTTTCGCGTTGTCCACGATGGTGCGACGGCGGGCGCCTTCCTGCCAGTAGATGGACAGGTTGTCCAGGCGCGTGACCAGCAGCGCGTCAGGCGGGAAATAAGGCACACGGACGGCCGGGAGATTGCCGATGCGCTTCTGGCTGATGATGATGTCCGTAGCCAGCTTCTGCGTGGGATCGCGGTCGCGGTTCAGCAGCGGGAAATACTTGTCTGCCAGCAGCTTGCGGCCGCAGATCACCACAAGGTCCGGGTCTTCGGCGTACCACGGCGCGATCAGGTTGTTGCAAAGATCGAATACCAGTGCGTCAAGGCTCGCATAGTCGCGTGCCGCGTCGGTGTCGGCACCGCCCACCACAATCTTGCCGGCGGCCTTGCCGTCCTTCATCACGCGCTCCGCCGCTTCTTCACGCAGGTGCTGGAGCCAGCCCTTGTTGACGTCCTGCAGCATCGGATTGGCGGCGAGATCCGATGTCGCAGCGCGTGCAATGCCGTTGAAGCCGATCATGATGCGGTCCAGCGCCTGGCGGCGCAGGATGGCGTCACGAATGCGCGTCTGGAAGTCCGGGAACTTCGCCCAGGCGTCCAGACGTTGATAGGTGATGTGGGTGTCCGAGTCGGTCTTCTCGCAGCGATACTTGCGATCATCCAGCGTGGCGATGTCTTTGGTCTG